GATCTTTTTGAACTGCGGATCATAGTGCACAAAGAAGCCATTCGACTCCTTGTGCGCCGTGTCGTTCTTGCTGGCGACGTTCTTGTTCTTCAGACCGACAATGACGCCTTCGCCCGGGTTCTCGATGCTATCGAGTGGCCGGAAGTCATGCGTGTCGCCAGAGATAACGCGATACTTTCTACCCGTCTCTTCGTCATGAACTTCCTGCGGAATGGCGTCCTTATGGCTGAAAGCCATTGCGACATTCTGCCCCTGTTCGAGACGACGGCGCATCTCTCTCCAATTGCTATGCTGGTTGTCGACACCTTCCTGAGACGCGCCGGTCGAAGAATAGGTGTAATGATGGTTTTCGGCAACCGGATCGTAGCCCATCTTCGTGTAGTCGTAGAAATCGACTTCCGGGTGGCCCTTGATGATCGGCTCAAGGATCTTCGGGCTAAGGTCCGACAGAACATTCAACCGGACGCCCAGCTTGTTGCCATTGTATTCGGCTTCGCGCTTGGCGCTCTGGATCTCATCGAACAGACGCACGGCGAAAGCTTCAGGCTCCTGAAGCATGGCGATCGTCTTGTTGAGCGAGTTGAGGCGCGGACCCTTGAAGGCATCAAGGTCGCGACCACCGCCAACCTTGAAATAGTTGCCGGACGTCTTGCCCAAGCATTCGTCCTTACAGGACGCATGATTTGGACAGGTCTGGAAGTTGCCCATCTTGAAAGCCGGCGAGAGCGCAAGGCCGGTCGTCTCGACGCCCATGCCATCAACCTCAAGCGGTTTGCCGCCCTTGGATCCGGCCTCGGCCTTCATCAGCTTTTCATTGCGGCCCAGCAGCGGGACGAGCTTGCCGTCCTTGCGCATACCAACATATGGCGCAAGCTTCTCGATCGCAGACTTCGTATTTGCCACGCGCTCTTTGTAGGGAAGATTGGCGTGCTCTTCGATCGCCTTATTGAAAGCGTCAGCCAGAGACTGAACGCGCGGCATATTGGCTTCTTCTTCAGAACGCTCTGCCCACGGCGCACCTTCCGGCACATTATACATCGAGCCAAGAGTGCGCGGCGGCTGCATACCTACGCGCCCCTCAAACGGGCTCTTTGGCGGCGCTGACGGCGCGGGCATTGGGATCTGCGGCGCTTCTTCAGGAAGCGATCTGGCGACGTCCATAGCCCCGGAGACAGGATCTTCCGGCATACCGCCATCAGCCATCACCTGACGACCGACGCCGGGCATGTAATGAGATGGGTATTGGTCCTCAAGCAGCGAAGCTCCTTGGGGAGCATTCGCAGAATGCGAAGCAAGCAAGCGACCGCCATGCGCCATCTTCGCAATCCGGATGGCTTGGTGAACGAGATCAAGCTTGCTCATTCGGAACTCCCGGGACATTCAACAGCGGCGGCTCTTCGCCTTCTAGCTTCGCCAACATTTCAGGCGTCAGAACCTGCTCAAGCAACGGCGCTGCCTGCGGATTGGCAATCAATTCTTTGGCGAGATTAATCGCCGCAAGCCGCTCGCGGGTCTCGCGATCACGCTGGCGATTGGCCGCGTCGAGACGCGCGTCGATCGCACGCGACTCGATCTCCTGCTGGCGAACCTGAAGTTCGGCCGCTTTGACAGCGTCGCCTTCTTTGTCTGCGCCAACAACGCCGCCGCCCGCGGCGCGCATCTGAATCTCTTGTGCCTTCGCCTGCGCTGTAAGAGAGCGCGAATCGGCATCCTGCTTCTTGATCTTCAGTTCTTCGATGGCCTGCATCATCTGCGGCGGCATCTGACCCTGAGCTTCGGCCGGAGCCATAAACTGCTCTGGGTTGCTCCAGCCCATCGCCTTCATGGCGGCAAGGTCGATCTGCTTCGGATCATACATCGCAGGATTGGATTGCTGGAGCTGTTTCAGCGCCATGATCTTCATCAGGCGCTGCGTCTGGCTCGCTGTGTTCGGATCCGCCTGCGGGACGAGATCATAGTCGTCGAGAGCCTGCATAAAGGTCTTCTCATTCCAACGCTTCGCGGCTTTATTGTTCTTGCCCCAGAAGCTTTCGGGATGCTCGCGGAAGCAACGAACCAGCAACTCAAGCTCTTCAGCCTGCGCGGCATGAAGGCGCTTGTGAACGCTATTCAGGATCTTCGTCGCCTGATCAATCAACGCCAGCGTTGTGCCGACCGGCGCATCGGCGCGACCCTCTCCGACCTGCAACTCGCTGGTCGAACCAACGCGCTGGCCGGTCTCGACCATGTTCTGCACAAGGTTCATCAGCGCCATGCCCGGCTCTTTGTAAGGCAGCGGCATGACAGCTTGATTAATCGGAACGCCACCTGTCTTCACAAGAGCGCCACCGCCCGGAGGAACGCGGAAGATATTTGTGTTTTGTCTTGCCCCGGTGTCGGCCATGAGGAAGCCCGGGAAATTTGCATACATGCCTGCGTCGAGCATTTCGCGCCATGCAGCCGTCACCGCGTTTGTCGTGTTACCAAGAATATGCAGCAAGCCAATGTCGTAGAAGCCCATGCCGGGGACGAAAGTATATTTGACGAAGTTTGTGCGGGCTTCGGGAAGCTCGTCGCCTTCTTCGCCAGTCGGCTCGTCGTAGTTGCGAACGATCGACATGATCTCGCGAGACGATACGTCGATCGTAACGCGATACGGAATCTCAAGGCCGGTCTCTTTGTTTTTATATTTGTGCTCAAAGCCCGGGATGTTCAGCTCGCAATAGACTTCGTAGATCTCGCGGTCACGGTCATCGGCGTTGAACGTATCAACGCGAATGCCCTGCACTTCTGCCTTCTCGCGCTGCACAGCGTCAGGCTGCTCAGGCTGCGGCGTCGACAAGTCGATGTCGCGGTAGACGCCAAGGATCTGCAAACGCTTGACCGTCGACGGGCGCATGAAAACGCGATGCGTGATTCGCTTCGCATCCTGCAACGTCGTCGCGGCGTTATTGACGATTAGGTCGTCTGCGTCGACCGTCTCGCTGACAGGACGACCGCGCAGCGGGCAGAAGTAAACCTTCTTGAAGCTCGTCCCGCCGAAGCCCAGCATGAAAAGCATTTTGTCGGTGTCGGGATAATACTCGCGTGCAACAGACGTCAGATAATGATTGAGGTCTGTCTCAAGCGCGTGCGCCAGCTGATCTTCTTGAATTGATGTCTCTGCGCTTTCGCTCTTAACCTTCACAGGCCCATCAGTCGGAAGCATTTCGCTGCGGGCGTTCGCCTGGAAGCGAAGGACAGCCTCCAGAAGAAGAGGATGGCGAACCTTTGACATGCCTTCGACCGGCGCACCATCGGCCGCACCCTGGAGGCCAGGGATCTCGACTTTCAAGCCAAGAAGCTTGATGCCCTGCGCGCGGTCTTCGATCCAATCATTGCGGCTTTCGAGATCGTCGCGGATGCCATTGAGAAGTTCATCGGCGATTAGATTCAACTCGCCGGTGTCAATCTCGTCGACAAGATTGGAAAACCATTCTTTGGCGCGCTCTGCTTCGCTCACGCGCTCGACAGGAGCGCCATCAAGCGAAACGCTCAATGAGCCGTCGTCATGCTCGATGCGCAGAATGTTGCCTTTGTCGTCTGTCTCCGGTTTGTCAACATCATCGTCGATCTGGACAAGAACGTCCTCCGCCGGCGCTAGTCCCGCTGGCTCCTCTTGCTGCTGCCTAATCGCGGGGTTCAAACCGGGGACCATCGGCATTAGAGTATTTCCTTTTTAGAGGCCCAATAAGCCTTCAATGACTCTGACGTTTTCCTCTTAGCTTCTTCCGATCTTGGCGCGGAAGGCTTAGGATTGTTTTCATAATACTTTTTCAGAGAATCAGACTTTTTCTTCCTATCTTCCTCGGTAGGAGAACTGCCTTCTCGAGAAGGCGGCTTAATTCCCTTCGTTTTCATTGTAGCAGATATTGAAGATTTGTGCTCTTCCGACTTTGGACGAGGATTCTCAATCTTTCTGCCAGTCAATTTTTTCTTAATTTTATCTATTGTTTCTTGAGAATGGGATTTCCCATAAAATGGATTCTGCCCTCCAAGCATCCTCAATCGATTTTTTTCCCTATTATCTAAAGCTGTCTTTTTGCTGCCTATAGATATTTTTTTCTTAGATTCTTCAGTATGGCGACCTCCGGAAAAACCTTCCCCTCCATTCGTTATATTAGCCAAATCAACTTTATCCATCCAAAACGATATTCTTTCAATTTCAATTCTAAATGCCTCTTCTTCAGTAAGCCCGGTAGCAACTAAGCGGATTTCGTAACCAGACCCTAGCCTCTCAAGTTTACATACAATGTTTTTCCAATGAGCATTGCGGCTTCTTCTGGAATAAGCGCGCCCTTCCTTACCCTTGCCAACATAGAAGCAAGTATCGGTATCAAGACGCCAATGCTCGTAAACGTAAAATATCATTCCATATTTTGCCGCTCCAGCAGCTCCCCAATTTCTTTTACAAACCGATCAAGCCCTTCGCGGGCAGCCTTATCCTCACTTCCAGCAGTGATATCATATATTCTAACATAATCGTGCGGGGATTTCCCCCAACATTCTACTCTAAACTTGCCCAGCCCTTGGCCGTGCGCCGGAGGTTCGTCGATCACGTCGACAACAGCATTTGCGTAGATCATCTTAATTTCCAGATTAGACGGGATAAAGCGGGTCGTTTTCGTCTGCCGATCGACCGTTGTGCATCATACCTGCATTAAGGTCGGCTGTGAACTCAACACCGCGCACAAGCAGCCCCGTATCGCGTAAATATTTCAGCGCCATTGAGACAGTGTCGACAAGGTCGTCATGCTTGCCGCGCGGGAACTGCGCCGCCTGATTGATGACGGCCTCGGCCCATTGGCGATCGGGCGCATAGATCAGCCCCTCGGCGAACAGGTGCTGGATCGAATATAGCCGAGCCTGCTTGTCGTAGCCTTTCGGGTCAATCAGCTGCACGGCGAAGTCTTCATGGCCGTAGAGGCGTCGGATCTCCTGCGCAACGCTGTGGCCGGACGCCTTGCTTTCGATCAGAAGCTTCTCGACGCCATAGCCTTCCATCGTCTCTTGGACCTTCTCGACGAGGTCGTGGAACTCCAGCCTCTCGGCCCAAGCATACATGAGCATCGCCCTCGGATGCTCCTGCGTATAAGTCCGCTCAAGGACAGCCATCATCTCGCCGCTACGGTTCGGTTGTCGCGTAATCTGAGCCGTCTGATCGCCGCCCGTCCAAATGCCCCAGACAGTCATGGCGCTGGGGTCGTTCTCCTGCTTCGTCGTGTAGGCCGTATCGACCGAGGCGATCACATAGTCGAACGGCGGGTAGGATCCTCGATCCCAAAGCTGCCACCACTCGCGCTTGATAATGCCGCCGCCTCTGGGCTCCGGGCTTTGCTGATGCTGGCCGGCAGTCGCATACGGCCCCATAGCGAGTTCATCCCGATCGACGACAGATTCGGGAAAGCGATCCGGAAAAAGAAGCTCGCCTTCGTCGGTTCTGGGGTCTTCAATGCCGAGCATTGTCGGAAATGCGCGCCCCGGCTCGTAGCGCATCGGAAGCATAATATGGTCATACGGCAGGCCCTTCTCCAGAATGATGCCGCTTGTGTCCTCCTCATGCAGGCGCTGCATGATGACAATGATCGCCGATTCCATTGGCTTATTGATTCGGCTTGGGACGGCCTCAAGGAACCATTCCTTGCGGCTGTTGCGCACGGCCTCAGACGCCGCATCATCAACGCTCAAGGGGTCGTCGATGATGACCCGATCACCGCGAGCGCCGGTGATGGAGCCCGCGGCGACAGCTTGGCGAAAACCCGTCGCCGTCGTCTCGAACTTGGTCTTTTGGTTTTGGTCGCGAGCGATCTTCACCCGATCGCCCCATCGATCCTGATACCATTCTGATTCTATCAGCCGGCGCATCTTGGTCGAATCGCGGATGGCGAGATCGAGCGAGTGAGAGGCGCAGACATACCGCATATGCGGCATGTTGCGCGGACCCCATTCCCATGCCGGCCAGAAGACATTCGTCAGGAGCGACTTCATCATGCCAGGTGGCACGTTGATCAGAAGGCGATTGTATCGAGATCCGTCTTCTAAGATGACGCCATCGGTTATCGCCTCAAGATGCTCAGCGATCATATCAACATGCCAGTTGTGAAAGTATTCTGCGCCCGGCTCGACGACATGCCACGCTTGGCGGATAAATTCGGACAGATCTTCTTCGCATTCGGCTGCACTGATGTTAATCAGCTGCCGATCGATATCAATGGCGATGCCTTCGCATTTAATTATCTTGTTCATCTGCGCGCTTAAATATTCCGACGTCGAAGCCTTCTTTTTCTAACTCTATATTGATGCGGCGAAGGTAAGCTTCAACAGCCTTTCGCGCGTGCTCTTTGAAATGGCAGTGCATCTCGGCTTCTTTCAAGCCGGCTTCATGGGCGTCAACGATCAATTGACTTAATGCGCTGTTCCCTGCACCCATGACGCAAATCCCATTTTCTCGGAAGCGGCAACCGTTTTGCCGATCGTGTCCGTAAAGACGTTATAAGCCTTGACGGATTCTTCTTCCTTATAGAACCGCGTCGTCAGAATATGCGCAGAAGCGGCGGCCAAGATATTTAGCGCCGCACTCGCGTCTTGGAATGTCGCCATTTTATGCGTGATGTCCATCGCAACCATCGGGGCGCGCTTTTCGTCCGAATGCTGTTGCAGACTTTCGCCAGCACAGTTGGAATTATAAGCAATATCGGCCGGGTTGACGTTATTCTCAATCGCGCCTGCAATGACAGACTTCACCTTCTTGGCGAAGCTTGCTACAGCCTTGTTGTGATCGATGCCTCGACCTTCGTCATCGACGATATTGTAGAACAACATACTGAGCGTCATCATCAATATGCTTGTCGCGCGATCAGGATCTCCGCCTTCTTGCAGCATTTCATAAATAGCCGTCGCATGCTCGACGACATCAATAGAATATTCGACGTCTTTCTCGCTCATTCGCCGCTTCCCTTCTTCGCAGCCAATAATATCTGCTTCAACGCTTCGCGATGCTCAGGATCCATTGCGCGTGCGTCGACGACAGCCGACTCGACCTTGATCGCTCCGCCTTCGGGCCCGCTCACCTCAGTCACTTTGCGCTCTGTGTAATCGTCTCGAAACCTAGAAGCTGCGGATCGATACCAAAGGTTGGCGTTAAAATCGCGGTTTTTCATATTGTTACGGGCTTCGCGCTCAAACCAAGCCTGCTCGTAAGTCTTCGCCGCGCGTAGCGCGGTGCGAAATTCAGGATATTCTTCCTCCCAGCGGAATAAAGACGCCTTATCAACTTCCAAATCAGCGGCTATTTCCGCGAAGCTGAATCCTTCTTTTCCTAATGAAATTACTCGCTCACAATACTCAGGCTTATACTTCGTCGGCCGACCGACCGGACGCTTTTTGGTGACTTCGATATCGCTCATTTTCTTACCATCTTGCCCAGAGTTGTGTTTTCGCTGTTTACATCTATGTATTTTTTTATGATTGTCATCACTTCCCTCCTTGAAACCGGCCGACCGAGGCAGACCAGATAAAGCATGATGAAGTGAGGCGCGTGTTCATTTGTCCATTTAGAAATGACGAAGGCGTTTAGTTCGCCGTCCGTCATCTCAATTACAATTCTCTGGCTGGGTTACGGTGCAATGAAAGACAAGTTTACCTGCGGAACATCCTGTAAGCATAGCTGCGGCGCTAAAGATCAGGATACTGTAAGCGGCGGCAATGGCCATCGCCCGCACGGTAATTTCTTTCATTGCCCCACCCTCATTGGTTCAAATTAAAAAGACCCCGAAAGTTTAACACGATCGGGGCCTTATGTTAATTACTCAAAATCGTCGTCGTTTTCGTCGTCTTCTACCGGCGGCTTGGACGCTTTCTTTGGCGCAGCTGCTGCACTAGCCATCGCCGCTTGCCCCAAGGGGGTGTCTGCCAGCATCCCCAGAGCATCCATATAAACGGCAAGAACAGCCTGCTCCTCGGCCCGTTTCGAAGCATCCTGCTTACGAAGCGAAAGAACCTTTTTGAGGATTTTAGTATCGAAACCATTTGATTTTGCTTCAGAAAAGACGTCTTTGATATCTTGAGCGATAGCAGCTTTTTCTTCCTCAAGCTTTTCGATTCGCTCAACTATAGCTTTGATTTGATTGTTGTTTCCCATCTTTATGCTCCTGTATGGCGCTTAAAATATAATCGGCCGCAAGCGTGCAGTAGCTGCACTTTTGCGCGCATGTTTCTTTTGAGATTTCGGGGGTTAGCTCTCCATTGATATCGATACCAACATTGAAGCTGCAAACAGCAGCCTCGACAATCTCGCGTAAGTCTTTGTCCATGTCAACGCCTCGCCAATCTTTCTTTCCATCTTTCAACGAACTCTAAGGATTGCTGCAAACGCTCTTTTTTGCGAGATCTCCGGTTCCGCATATTTTCAGTATGCGTAACGTCACGAAGGTTTTCTATCCGGTTATCGGAAGTCTCACCGTTTATGTGATCAATAACCCCTTCAGGTTCCCTGCCTGTTTCGAGCTTCCATATGATTCGATGGGCAAAATATTGTTTACCATCGACATAAACATATACATATCCTTCATGGTTTTTGTGCCCGACTTTTTTGTATAGTTGCCCCGTATCCGGGTCGCAAACAAAAAGGTCATTCAGTCTTTCCAATGGTGGTAGCTCTTTCATTTTTACCCCCTACATTGTATACAAGGCACCCATACCACAACATTAAATACAATTCCATGGAAAAATGTTTTAGAAACCTATTGACCAATACATTTTTTCATTTATCATGTGTCTATCGATTGATACTGATATGGAGATACACAATGTCCAACACTGCCGCTCTCGCCGACGCCTACGCCGCTCTCAAGTATGAGGAGACCGCCATCAAGGCTCGCCTCGACGCCATGAAAGCGGAGATTGTTTCGGTTGGCGACAAGGAGATCGTCGGCGACACCTGCATCGTCGCCTTGGTCGAGAAGAAGGGCGCTTCGACCCTCGACAAGGACGACGCTCTGGCGTTGCTGCGCTCGCTGGGCGCGACCGACGAGCAAATCGCTGGCCTGACCAAGGTCGGCAAGCCGTCGACTAGCCTGATGATCAAGCCGAAGCTCGCTCTGGCTATGTAAGGTCGAAACGGGGCTACGGCCCCGTCTGTCCGTAATGCGGGCACTGATGAGACCATGGAGATTGATATGATCAAGATTCGCAAAAACTCGAAAGCCAAGATCTGGAACATCTACGCTTTCAACGGCGATAACCTTGGAACCTACAGCTACCACCTTCAAGAGGTGAAGGCTTACTTCCCGGGGGCGACGATCAAGGGGCAGGATGTTTTCCTGCCGTAAAGCCGAAACGCTCTTCGGAGCGTCTGTGGGTTAGGCCCATACTGATGAGGCTATGGAGATTGATATGGACCAGTCACGACCTTTCATCTTGGCCAGCAAGGAACTTTGCTACGACGTCAACCCGACGCTGTGGAATGTATTTTGCGCGCTAACAAATAGACCCATTGGCCAGCCCAATTATATTTGGACTGAGCAGGACGTTGTCGAAGTAATGCTATCAAGAGGACTAAACAAAAATGAGCCCCGATACCTTGAAGAAGATCATGGACAATCAGAACCTGTCACAAAAGGACCTGGCTTCAATTTGCGGCGTGACGGACAAACAGGTTCGGTCATGGCTGTCAGGCACATTTCAAATACCGACGACAGTGTCGTTTATATTATCGGCGCTTGAACAAAAGCTGATAAGCCAAGACTGGCTCGTCGATGCCTTACAGATAGAACTTAAAGAAAATACTTAAAACAAACGGCCCGAGGCATGGCGTCCTCGGGCCTTTTGTTACGCGATGTCAGCTGTCGCTGCGTAAGTGCTATCGATTCCAATCTCCGTTATTCGCGCCTCATAAAGGCATAAACCCGCCTTTTGCATAGATCGATAGGCGGCAGGCTTACCTAGCCGATTCTTGCCAGACAACGTCGTGCGTCTGGCCGAGCGCCTTCTGCATATTCAGTCTGTCTATTTCATTGCGCAGAGACCTTATCGCCTCTTCGTCGCCTGTCCATTCTGCATCGACAAGCATCCTTTCAGCCTGTCTAATCGCTCTATCAATCTCAATGACATTCTTTGTCAGGTCTTGAAGATCAGAAGGGGATTGCATCGCTATCTCCTCGCGTATTCGCCATGATACTTTAACTCTGCATTTTTGCGCGCGTCAACAGCTTCTTCAATAGTCTCAAAACATCCAAAATTAATAGCCTTGTTATTCATATAAATTCTTGCTCTCCACTTTTCGCTATATTGAATCCATCGACAGCATCCAATGGAGTGCCGGGGTCTAGGATGCCTTCTCCTTCTCCGTCTAATGGTTGCTGAAGAGCATTTGTTACCTTCATTTTTGTAGGGACAACTTCTGCTCCGGGGAAGGCTTCCTTTACAGCCAACACTTCCTTAAAAGAAAATATCAGCCTACCTATTTCTTCCAGAGAATATACGTTTACGCGACGCCCATCAGCCGTGACCTTGTTTACAAGGTCTGGCTCTCTAACGATCGCCGCTACCGTGCCATCTTCTAGCGTCACCTCAAATACTGCTGGGTCTATAGGAACGCATCCAGCTTCTGTCGCCACCTTGTCGAGCGCCCTCCACGCTTTCTCCATGCGGGAACTTTCTCGCTGAACATCAATCAATTCTCCTTTCCACCGGGCATGACTGAATAAATATTTTTGCCGATAGAATTTTTCGCGTAGCTCCTGAGAAACGAGCAATGGTAGCCTGCCTCGCCCCCATTTCATTTCTAACTCAACTTCAAGAGCATCAGCGCCATCGATTGCCGCCCGACCGGATAAATACGTTCCATTCGTAACTAGCCAAGGAGCTGATGGAGCCCGTGCAGTTGGAATAGAACGGTCTGACGGGGGCGGCTTCCTTATTGGCCCTTTCGCCATCACTTGCCCTCCTTATTGTCCCATGAGAACTTAGGAAGCGAGATCTTGGACTTTCTTGCCCGAGAATAGGACGATGTCGTGCTATTCACCGCCGCCAGCTGCTGCTGCAACTTTAGCTTGGCGTCATACTCAGGATCCGTTTTCCGCCGTTCCTGAGCGCGCTGCATATTCTGGACGCCCTTTTTCTCATACTTCGACAGATGCGTCGCCTTGAGGTTGGGAGCGCCGAGTGAGATCAGCCCGCATGAGGTGCCGATGCTCCCGCCTTTATTTCGAGCCATCGTTCAATCTCCAAATCCATATCGACTGCGCACCTGCTCGACGAGCCATCGCGCCGTCTCAGGATACGCCGTATTCAGCTTCTTCCACGCCGGACAATCATTGAACCGCCGGGATCTAACATTGTAGCCTATTAGGAAATCATGCCTATCAACATTTTGGCTTCTTGCTGACAGCCAAATATTCATCCAGCCATCAACGCCTGCGCCGGGTCTTTCGATCAAGAGCCATTGTTTAGTTTTGGCGATAACGCCAGCATTTCGATTTCTACCCATACGATCATCTCAACATCAATCTGCCGTGAAGGCTACAACGCTTCCAAACCCGTCGTCAAGTGGGCTCGTCGCCCAAGGGCGAGCCCCGACCGGAGCCTTAGCGGAGGGAGGGGCGAAGCCCCTTATACGCGCGCGCGCGCGAGGCTGTTTGGAAACAATGACTTATCAAGCAGCCAAACAGAAAAATTGACCTCCAAATCTGTATTTTATTTGGGATCAGTGAGTTATGAAGCATCATTTTTACAGCCCCTTCCCAATGCGCAGACCTTTTTTGCTGCTCTTATCGCCCCAAAAATCGGTGACGATGACATCCTGACGATGCCATAAGTTTACATACTTCTCACAGATCTCGATGCTGTATCCGAACGAATCGGAAAGCTTCTCCGGCGCATATCTTCCGGTGTCCCTGCTCTTCTTGTCGCGAGACCACGGGTATCCTCCACGCCATGCGTCCTCTATGGCTAGGACCATTTTCCTGCATGTATCCATGTCTGGCTCTGAGCCGGTTTCCTGAGGCTTCCCGAAATCCTCATCAACAGGCTTGCGGGGCTCGCTGGTTGCCATCTCCTCAGCCGATGTAGCAACAAGGCTTGTGACCGCCCCAAACGCATCCAGATCGATTTTTGTGAGGGTAAAGTTCTTTGTCCAGCCGTCGGGGTAAGCCTTGATCTTTTCGGCATGGATCTTACCCTCCATGTTCTCATTTTCTTTGTCGCGCTCGATCCTGAGCATGAAGTCCGCGCCGCCGTCTAGGACGGTCGATCCGCGCATATTGGTCCCGCTACGGCCTGAATGGTGGACTCCGATGACAGAGGTTAGATAGCGGTTTTTGATCTTGTCGCAGATCTCAATGAACTTCGACATATCCTTCTGGTCGTTCTCGTCACCCCCGGCGATGGCCCTGGAGACGGTATCTATGACGATCAGGACCGGATTGGGATTCTCCGCGACAAACTCGTCTATGGCCGAGACAAACTCCCTGACGCGGTCGTCATTCATGAAATTTACCGGGTCGAGAATGATTCGAAAGAAATTGTTCTTTTGAACGCCGTGATGCTTCCGCCATGCCTGAGTGCGGTATTTGATGTCGCCGCGGCCTTCCAAACTGATGTAGACGACCGGCCCCGTTCGCTCGATTTTCTTCTTCCAAAGCCAATGTTCAAACCCATAGGCGACAGAAAGCCCGAGCGAGAGAGCCACAAAGGTCTTGCCGCAGCCGGGAGGCCCATAAATGAACCCCAGCGTATTCTCGGCAATGACGTCCTGAATAATCGCCTTCGGCGGGACAAAGCTGTCTATCTCGTCGAGAGTATAAAGCTTGAGCGACGTTTTCTTTTTTGTCTCAAAGCCGAAGTCTTCTTCTGATGGTTCTTCAGTCTCATCTTTAGCCTTGGAACTTTCTTCCGACGGCCCCTCTAATTTGATTTCCCGTTTTGGGATAGGATCGTCAAAAGGGTCAGCCTTTTTGGGTTCTTCTTTGACAAAAGGGCGCGCGGCCTCGACGCTGATTTTCTCGTCCCATTGACGAATAGCCGATCGCCACTTCTTTTCATAAAGACTTCTCCCGCGACCTTCCTTTTCGAGAAGATCCTCTTTGCTAACCCCGATCTCATTTAGCCTTGGATCGACAGCGCCAAGATAAACTTCAAATCCAGCAGCCATCGCCGCGAATTGCTCTTTTTCAGATGGGATAATCGGGCAATCGCGGTATAATTCTAAGACAGCCTTGAAGACCATGCGAGTCATAAGGTCTTCGCGACCGTCGACAACCTTGCCCCAAGAATCAATTTGATGATCTGGGGTGCTGGTTTTTACTCTATGCGAAGAACTTGAGTAATCACCATGATAGCCGATGATCTGCTGTATTTCCTCGATAAGGTAATCAGGAAGAACCATTATCTCGCAGTCGTCTGGAGACATGCCGTCTACCCAACGATAGCTATTGCCATTTGGATGCGTTGAGGGAGGTAGAACGACATATGCGCCTTCTCCCTGAAAATCCACATTGAGGCTTGCACTCTTATGATTGAACGCTTTCATGCCTTCCGGCATTTTGAAAAATATTTGAGTTCCGCCAGAACCCGTAACTTGTGTCGGAGTTTCCGGATGCGGGCGCATGGAATGCAAATCATCCCACCATCCCTGTGCAGGAGATCCGGGCTTCTGCGTATCAAGATCGACGACAAACAAGCCGCCAGATGGAGCGCCGCATAAGACGCCGCAATTGTAGTTTGATATGAATGCCCCGTTCTTGCCCCACATTCTGTCGAATGATTCTTGGTCAAGAAGACCTTTTTGCATATCTATAGCGGGGAAGTCTTTCGGAGGTATTTTACTACGCGGCGAAAGCGGCATGATCTGCCAGTGATATTCGCTGTAATAGTGACGAGCAAAATCACAGACGCTGACGAAATCGTCATCCTGATTAAGCATATCAATAGCCTTAATTAGAGGTCGTTAAATTGCTTAATCGTGCAGCTATCCATGTTCTCAAGCCAAGGCAGCTCTTCTTCAGAGACAGCAATGCACCAACCGCCGCGGCCGGCTTTCCAAATAAGCGCCATAGATGGCCGAATGCTATCGATAAGCGGCATCACATGAATTTCAGTTGAATAACCGCCAGTGATCTCGGCCTTTTCAGCAGCCGCCTTCGCCAAATCGCAGAAGGACAGAAACTCTTGAAGGATATGATATTCGTTTTGATTTCTGCTTAGTTTTTCAATCATTTCTGGGATAGTTCGAAACATATCCCAACCAAAATCCATAACGTAAAATTCATAAACGTAGATAGGATAATCCATTGTTTCTCTCCATTTCGCTTCTGAATGCCGGGGTTCCCCACCGACATCGACCTATGGTCATTGACACTCATACATGAGTGAGCGTATAAAGCAAGGGTCAACCAGTGATCTCTTTGGCATTGCTTGACCTCCCTTAACTAAAGACCGCTCAGGCGGTCTTATTTTTTTATCTTTGCGTCTGCGCGCCATATACAGCAAGCAACGCCGCTTCTGCGCGCCCGTGATCTTTCTTGCGGCGAAAGTGTAAGCAAGCCGGCCATTTGTCTATTGCAAGCTTTCTGCCTTCTTCCTTATTAGCCGAGAGGCCGAAATACTTTTTCCACTTTGTTGGGCTAACGTGAATAGTAGGAATTTTAAGCGCGCCAATAACGCCAAGCGCAGTTCCATACGATTTTCCAAAGTTGAACATGCTGGTGACGCCCTGACCTTTAAACGCATGCACATGCTCGATTACCACTAAGTCTGGAGAATAGTCTTTGATTAAATCATAAAGCGCAGATGCGTTTATTGAATTATCTACAACCGGGACATCATAGGCGGATATTAAATGCGGCCTGTCTGGATAGTAGAAAGCAATTGCCCCACTAACTCCGGGGTCAACTCCAAGTATGCAACGGTATGTCATTTTTCACCTTATATTGTTTGGTTTTGGTGTCAAAAATCAAAATACCGATATCCATTAGATCGGCTACACATTTGTTTAGCGAGCCATGTATCAGAAAATGTTCTTTTGAGTTTTTGCAAACGTATAAGTTCTTCGGATCATTGTCTTCTTTCACACAGTTAATATGATGGATAATCTCTGATGCCATGACCGGTCTGCCAAGCTTCTTTTCCGCAACAAGCAAATGCTCATAAACATAGCCATGCCTATCGGCTCTGGGATGATCCCATTTCTTCACCAAAACATGGTGATCTCCACCGGGCCTCTTTTTAAAAACCTTATTACCCTCGTTTTGTTTTATAGTGAAAGAAGATTTGCATTCCGCAGAGCAGAAAGAATTTTTAGACTTTTTAAAATTACTTTCGGATGCAAGCATTTCTGATCCGCAATAAGTGCAAAATGTTTCTTGATAATATCTATTGTGCATACCGCCCCTATACTCAAAGGGCTCCCTAATTTTCCCATTGCCGCAATCAATCATGTTCGGCCATTTCTTCGACCACGACTGGCCTTCCATCAATCTTGTTCCAGCGAAATTAGGCATGGTGCATTACTCCTGTTTAGCGCAATAATGCACTTTTATTTTCATATGTCAAACAGTTCCAGACATGCCGGGATCAAGGCCCATGATGCAGGTATATGTCATTTAAGTTTGCCTTCTATAAGAATAGACAGCGACTTAAGCTCTTCAGCAAGCTCTCTAAAATGCTGATGGTGATGATCAACAATTTTCCCATTGTCTGCATATAACAAAAGAAGCGCCTGTATTTCCGTCCTAAGCGTTGTTGTGAAATCAACATAATCATAGTCACTGAATGATAAGTAGAATTTTATCTCGCCCGTATTTTTTCTAGGAGAGAAGAAGTCTGCGGTGAATTGATCTTTTGCTGCATACTTAAAAAAATCAGAAACAGTATCTTTTATTAGGTTTTCTATTTTTCTTTCATAGAAACTATCGGTAAACTCATCGAGAGCCTTTTCGATTTTCGCTCTGGTTTTATCAGTAAGGTCTTCGATTTTATTTGAAAGCTTTGGAAGCTCCCAATCGGTGAGAGAAATTTGCACGTCTGTTTTACGCTTCGCCATATCAATCTCCATAAAGTTAAGTCTCAGCCGGCCCGGTTGCGTGACAAAGGAGCCATCGGCACGCGGGTGAGTTTTGGCCGGCTGAGGGTCCAGACGGTAGTCCTGTTCACTTTTTTTGGCAAGACGCATTTTGTTGTTGACCGGCTGTCGGCACGCCGCTAGATATTGAGCGAATCGAAATTGATGTTGAGGTAGCATGACAGCTAACGACCCATTTGTGGCTTATGGCATCCCGCACCTTTCTCCTTCGACCTGCAATCTGTTTGTCGGTTCTCCGGCCATGTTTGTGCTCGACAAGTGCCTGAAGAAACGCGGTCAAGTTGGCGCAGCAGCCCATCGAGGAACAGCAGTTGAGTCGGGTGTCGTTCATGGATTAGTTACCGGAGCGACGGACAATGAATGTATAAAGGTGGCGAATGAGGAATTTTGGACACTCTCGGCCCTTTCGGGTGATCCGGCGCGCGACAAGGAGCAAGCAGCCGTTCCTGAAATGGTTAAGCAGGGCCTTAAAGAGTTGCGCGGATACGGAAAGCCGACATCTACCCAAGGTAAAATTGAGTATCGGTTTGACTCGATCGCAGTTCCCTTTATCGGTTACTATGATGTTGAGTGGGCGAATCACAACATTTTGGTAGATTTGAAAACGACGCATGCCTTACCATCTAAAATCTCCACCAACCATGCTCGGCAGGTTTCACTGTATGCTGTTGCGCGCGGCAATGAGATTGACCCACGGGTTGCTTACATCACGCCGAAAAAGTCTGCGACGTATCGGGTTGAGAATGTATCTGAACATGTCAAAGCTTTGGAGCGAATCGGTCTTGCGATCCAACGGTTTTTATCTATAACGCCTGATCCGCATGAACTAGCGAAGCATGTCGTCCCAGAGATAGACAGCTTCTACTTCAAAGATCCGATCGTCCGTCAGAATGTCTATGAAATTTGGGGAATCTAAATATGCGCGAGCTTCCTGAGAATAAGTTTGGGTTTTTGTTGCTTGGAGAGAAAGATAACGAAGAATTAAAGGGCCTTTTGGTTAAGGCAAATAAAATAGCTTCTATCACTCATCCTGATGAAGATGACAAGGAGTATCATCCTTGGTGTAAGTCTGTCGTTTATATTAACAGCACGGGTGATCATTATCGTGTTACAGACACAGTTGACGAAATCCTAGAGCAGCTTGAGAACATCCATCCCAACCTGCGCTAACACAGAGATTGCCCGCAGGGCGAAGGCAAGCGATGGGCCAGATCATCGCATAATGTAAATGGAGAACTACAATGGCTTTTGGTGGCTTTTTTGACGGTGTCGGCGAAGGCGGTTCGTTTCTGCCGATCATCAAATATGATGCGCGCTCAGGTCGTGTGGCGCGTCGTGACCGCGAGAATGGTGAAAACCATGATGTGGATATCACGAAGAGCTTTAAGGCTATTTTTGATTTCGAGAACGTCGAGATTGGCTGGATCTGCTTTCCTTCTGGGGGCGCTCCTGAGTTTCGCATGGCCCGCTACGCCGACGGCGGCTCCGTCGACAAGCCTGCCGGAGAGGGATTTAAGCGAGGCGTGCGCTTCGTCGTTAAACTATCCAAAGAATGCGGCGGTGATGTCCGAGAGTTTGCTTCGAACGCCGGAGCTTTTCTCGACGGAGCTAAGGCCCTTCATGACGCTTACGAATCTGGAGTTAAGGACAACCCCGGCAAGCTGCCCGTTGTTCAACTGAAAGATTCTGTCGCGAAGACTTCGACGGGAGGGGCGTTGAAGACCACGAACTACGTTCCGGTATGGGAGATCACGGGTTGGGTAAAGCGTCCCGACGATCTCGTTTACACGGCGCGTAGTTCGTCGGCCTCCTCAACGTCTTCTTCTTCTGCGCCTCCGGCGACTGGCTCGACGAAAGTTGAAGCCCCTGCCGGCGGAGACGATGATTTTGGCTAATCGCCGATAACAGTTGAGAAGGCGGCACTATCATTAACCTGATATTGTCTTGGTCGACCGGCAGGCCGCCTTCTCTGCTACTTCACAAGGATGGACAATGCGCTTTCTCGTTACGCTCAATATGCCAAGCTATTCAGGCAATCTTGTTCATCAGGTCAATGTTGAGCATGAAGGATCGAAAAGCCTGGACGAGTTTGTCGAGGCGCTAACAGCAAATGACTTCGTGGTCGTCGAAGAGTTCTATAAAGATCCAAAATCGAACACGGACTATAGCCGCGGCATGATGGCCATAAACCATCGTGTTGTTGGCAAGATCAAAATATTAAACAGCGAACCTAATGTGTATCGAAAGGAACCTCAATAATGTCTATCGCTACC